TATACAGTTAAAAAACCCGAGTGGTGGAAAGAAAAATTAAAGCCCTATGACGGAAAATATAAGGCTGTCTTTCAAACAAGACCTGAAAGAGGTTCAAGTATTATTAATAAAGAAGAGTGGAATCCAAGCGCTGAAACTTTAGAAAAATTAAAAAAGAATCATAGAACATTAGATGCCAGTCAAAAAGAAAAAGCTAAATTATTAAAATAATGGAAAGAACAGTAAATATAAATAATTTTATTGCTACTTATGATGGATATGTTCCGGATATAGAATGTAAAAAAGCCATTAATTTATTTGAAAAACAATTTAAATTTGATGCGACTATTAATAGACAAGAATTTGAAAAAACTTCTATATTAAAAAAACAAGATCAACAATTTTTTTCTGCCGCTGGAAATCTAGAAGTATGGCACCAAGATTTAAAAGCGTTACTGGCTAATTTTGATATCGCTTTAAAGCATTATGAAAATAACACAGGCATTAAAGAGGTGTATGATATTAAAGAATTTAAATACACTTCATTAAAAATTCAAAAAACATTGCCAACAGAAGGTTATCATTTATGGCACACAGAATGGGGACCTACAGAGCCTCAACTAAAAAGAGCTTTGGTTTTTTCAATCTATTTAAACGAAGTAGAAGAAGGTGGGGAAACAGAATTTTTACATTTTTCAAAAAGAGTCAAACCTAAAACTGGAAGAATAGTTATTTGGCCCGCAACTTTTCCATACATTCATAGAGGAAATCCACCTTTAACAGGGGAAAAATATATATTAACTTCTTGGTTATTATTAAATTAAACGGATGGTGAAGTAAAAGAAGTCGGTCTTGCACCTATTCTATTAATTTTTTGTTCAGGAGTTTCCTGAATGGGATTAGTCGGGTCGCTTAAATCATAATAATTATCTCTATCCCAAATACTTTGTAGTTCAACTAGATGTGCTGCATCCCATCTCGTAATAAATTCATTAAAATCTCCATGTGTAGCTGCATCAAAAGCTGAGTGAGGTGTTTCATCTCTATACTCTACTTGATCCTCAACCACAGCATTTCCAAATTGAATTGACCACAGATTGGAAAAACGAGCTTGGTTCCAAAAAGCATCATCTCCTAGAATTTTATAACAAGTGGCATGACCATCAGTTTGAATTGAGTGGTTATAAACCTTCTTGTCGTCAAATACTACTCCCCATGTTGGATGTGTTGCCATAATTTATCTCCTTAAGTTTTAATTACATATAAAATTGTTAAATAGGGTTGTACAACCGCAGTTGCATCCCCCGTAAAAGTTGCACTCATATTATGAGAGTGACCTGTTCCAGATCCCGCAGCTCCAGTATTTCCCCCAGGTCTTGTTCTAGGTGTAACATAAGGCCCTAAGTGTTGTGCTACGTTATTTGCAGAAGAGTGAGTATGTGAAGCTAACTGCGCTTCAGTTAAAGTTGCATTCGCTGTTGAGCCTCCTACATTTCCTGTTGAGGTAACTGTATTTGCTCCGCCCGTTGATGCAAGTGCTGCACTGTTGGATCTTCCTAAGGCTACATTATCTTTTAAATCTGGAAGATTAAACGTTGTTGAGCCATTTCCAGCTCCATAAGTTGTAGCAACAATAGCGAATAAAGCTGAATAAGTTGATCTTGAGACAGCTGCGCCGTTACATTCTAAAAATCCTGTAGGGACAGAAGTATCTGACCAAGGGATAATGCATCCTGTTGGAATTCCTTCAATACCTGTAAGGTTTGCTCCGTCAAAATCGTATTTAGTTGCTTCGTAATTAGACATATTATTTCTCCGTGTAAGTCCAGCCTGTTGTAGCGTCGCCAGAATAAACTAATGTAAAGGCAGCGCCTTGAGTATTAACTGTTAAATCTGATGCCGCATTCGCGATGTTAGAACTATTTCTACCTACTGTTAGTGCATTACTATCAAAGTCATAACCTTGATCAATAAATGAAACTTCCATACCAATAGTAGGTGAAGCAGGTAAAGTTACCGTTACACCTCCGCCGTTTGTATTAACGGCAAGTTTTGCACCAGGTTGAACTGTTTCGGCAGCTGTAATAGCTCGCCATACTTTTTCTTCTTGCGCTTTATAAACATTTGTTCCATCAGACCATAATCTATAAGTATGACCTTCACATAAAGCCACACCTGTACCAGATGTAGTTTTAAATGTAAGGGTATAATTTGCATGATTACAAGTATCTTGAACAATATAAGTTTTTTCAACTGAATCTGGCATAGTTACATTAAGATTACCTTCTAATGTGCCAGTAAGTTTTATGACGTCATCTTTACCATTTGAAGTAGCGCCATTTGTAAAAGTTAAAGCTCTACTAGCATCTGTGACGTTAAACGCCCCATAGCCACCTATAGCTTGTTCTAAAATTAATAAGTTTGTGTTAGTTATTTGGCCCCATGTTCCTGAGTTTTCCCCAGTAGTTTGGACTGTCAGTTTTAAATTTGCTGATGTAGCATTTGCCATTTTTTAATTCCTTATACTTCTATTTTATTAAAAAAAAGAGATAGTGTCAACTACTCTAAGCAGCAACATCCACCCATCCTGGTGGGTCTAAAGGTGCTGAGCCTGTATTAACTTCGTCCCAGATTAAAGCACTACCAGCTCCAAGACTTGCTGTCAAGCCAAATCCAGTAGGAGTTACATCTGTGTGAATTTTAATGATTGTTCCGGTACCAAGAGCAGCAGTCATTGCTTCACCAGTAATAGTAGGAATTGTATTAGCATCTGCCGTTACGGATGCTAATGCAGCAGTCATTGCTATTCCAGTTACAGAAACATTGGCGTCAGCTGTGGCACCTAAAGTACCTAGTGCACCAATCATAAAATTACCGGTAATCATTGCATCAGGCGCAGGATCTACTGTTCCTAAAGTAACTTGTGCTACACTTAATGTGTTTGCAGTTATAGTCGCATCTCCACTAATCTCTGTGGTTGTTCCAACAGCTGCCGTCATCCCTATTCCAGAAACTAATGCAGTTGCCCAAGTTCCTTCTACGCCCCAGGCATTATCTCCCCAGTGCTGTCTACCCCAACCAGCTTGGTTGTAAGCAGAAACGGAACCCAGTCCCATTGTAGCCTGATTACCAGTAGCCATTGCATCAGGACCTGCATCAGCAGTTCCTTGAGCGGCCGTCATTGCTATACCAGTTAAATAAGCAACAGTAGTTCCAATTGCTGTTGCAGTACCGGTTGTTACACCTAGTTCTTGATTATTATTTGTAGAATTTGTTGCGTTCGCATCAGCTTGAGTTGTGACACTGCCAAGATTGGCAGTCATAGCATTACCAGTTACAATGGCATCGCCATATTCACCCCAAGCGTTTTCACCCCAGGTAAGTCTTCCCCATCCGAATTCAACAGTTGCAGTAGTAGTTACCGAACCAGTCGCTCCAGATAAAGCTATACCTGTAGGAATTACAGTTGAGTTTCCTTGTTCTCCCCAGTTACCTACGCCCCATGTAAGCGATCCCCAAGTTGTAGCCATAGGAAGTTTACCTCCCTATTATCCTGAGACTCTTAATATCGCCGCTGTGCTTGTCGGTGCCGGAAATTGAATTGTAAACGTACCAGAAGTTGCTGTTTTATCTGCTCCAAAATCTAAAACACAAACTGCTGCATTGGTTACTGCAGAGGATGTATTATAAATTAATGCACCTCTAGAAGTTATAGTAACACCTGTAAAAGAAAGATCTGCAAAATCTGCTCTTGCTACGCCGGCAGAAATTGATGTTCCACTATTAGTTAGTGCCCCACCGCCAGCTGTGTAAGTACCGCTATTACTCACTTCGTTAGTTGCGGAATAAGCTGTAGTAGTTGAGTTTAGAGTTGCTGAAGAAGTATAAAGAGCTAATTTAAACTTGTCACCACTTGAGGATGAAAAGTTTTGATCACCTTCCAACAGTTGCTTCTTAAATGCGTTTGCAATTGCTTGTGTTATAGCCATTTTAGTTTTTCTCCTATTTTCCTATACGAGGAACACCACTTTGATATTCATCTCGTCTTCGTCTTCCCATTTGTTCTATTGCGAAGCCTTCAACAACTTGTTTATACTTTCCTTCGTATAATTGCAATAGATCATTTGGTCCTTTTAGAAAACTAAAAGCTTCTACAAGGCATGCATACAAAAGTCCGTTGGGAAAATTCAAACTTATGTATGTTGTAGTATTTGTACTCGATAATCCAGGGTCTTTCAAGATAT